GTGACGCCTCCGGTCTCGAGCGCCACGTATACGTGCGCGGTCACGGGCACGCCGAGCAGCTACGCGGACGGCGATGTCCGGCGCACGATCAGGTGCGACACGAACGGGCCGGTCACGTCACTCCCGGTCGGCGCGACGTTTACGGTGACGGTGCCCCGGAAATAGCATGGCGTTCGTTCAGCGCAACCAGACGCAGTTGTTCAGCGGCGGGCTGGCCTATGACTCGTCGGTCACGGCAGGGAATACACTGCTGGCGGTGTTCTCGGTCAGCGTGGGCACCGAAGTCAGCGTCACGAGCGTGAGCGGTGGCGGGACGTGGGAGAATGTCGGGCGCGTCGAGACGCCGGGCACGCCTCGTGAACTGTCACTCTGGGTCTGCTACTCCGCGACGGGCGGCTCCACGACGGTGACGCCATCGGTCTCTGGCACCTACGACGTGATCCGCACGTGGATCGGGGAATACGACGAGACGGGGCAGATTCTCGACCAGTATGCCGAGGCGGCAGGCACCGGCACCTCGCCGAGCAGCGGCGCGACGGGCACGACGACGGCGGCGGTCTCGCTGGTGATCGGCTGCTTTACGACCGAGTTCAACGGCGTCACGTTCACGGGGCCGGGCGCGCCGTGGACCACGCGACATGAGCAGGCCGACGAGCGTATTCACGTCATAGACCAGAACGCGACGAGCGCGGCGGCGTTCACCGCATCGGGCACGTATAGCAGCAGCGACGGATGGGGCGCGATCTGCGCGACCTTCAAAACGGATGTCGTCACTGCCAGCCCGCTCGTCGGTGGCGGGGCCACGGCTGGGCATCGGCGCAACAGATTGGCGGCATAACTCATGGTCTATCTCGGAGATTTTGCCGTCGGCGCGACGGTGCAGCTCAAGTGGGCATCGAACGGCGCGAACGGGGCCAGCATCACGCGGGCGACGAACGGGTCGCTGCGCATCTACAAAGGCAGCTCGGTCACGCAGCGCACGTCGAGTGCGGGCATCACCGACACCGAGGACTTCGACTCGCTGACAGGCGTGCATCACGCGACGATTGACCTGAGCGACAACACCGACGCGGGCTTCTACGCGGCGGGCTCGGAATATCAGGTGGTGCTGCAGGGCGCGACGATTGACGGCCAGAGCGTCAATGCGGTGCTCGCGCATTTCTCGATCGAACGCTACGGCAACGTCTACGGCGCGCGCGTCTGGATGATCGATGACAACGCGGCCGGCACGCCGGCGGATCGCTATGTCGTCGCGTTCCTGAAAAACGGGCAGGCGCTGACGACGGGCATCACGTCGCCGCAGATTCGCGTCGTGCTCGCGTCGGATGGCTCCGACCTGTTCACGGGGCAGACGCTGACCGACTTCGGTGGTTCCATCGGCTACTACCGCTTCGACGCCACCGGCAGTAACCGCTCGGTGTCGGGCGCGGCCTACCTCGCGATCATCACGGCCACGATTGACGGCGCGACGCGGACCATCGTGCAGCCGGTTGGGAGGGACAGCTAGTCATGGCAGACAACATCGGATATACGCCAGGCGCGGGCGCGACCATCGCGGCGGATGACATCGGCGGCGCGCTCTATCAGCGCGTGAAGCTGGCGCACGGCCCCGATGGCAGCGCCACGGATGCGAGCGACAGCGCGCCGTTGCCGGCCGTCGTCTCACGCACGGATGACCTCGTCGTCATGCTGTCGCGTATCGTCAAGCTGCTCGAGAGCAATGCGGTTGTGGACCAGCAGCAGCGCCAGCGCATCGCGCTCGATACGATTCCAGCCGGTGTCACGCTGCCGACCGTCACGACGGTCACGGGCGTGACCACCGTGACCACCGTGACCACCGTGACCGCCTTGGCGAATGCCACCGCCATCGCGGGCATGGACCGCGAGCAGTACATCAACATCGCCAAAAGCACCTACGCGCAGAGCATTCGCGCGCGTCTTGAGTTCGTCTAGGACAAAGGAGCATCATGCCCGCCCTCAACAAGAACACGCTCACGCAGGCCGTAGACCTCCCGACGTGGGAGTGGACGCGATTTGCGCCAGCCGTATCGTCGGCGCTTTCGTCGTCGTGCAGCGCCGACAACGGCAACTTCCTCGCGTCCGAATACGGTCGGTATCTCTATTACTTGATCTCGGGCACGCAGTTCGTCAGGTATGACACGTGGACGGACATGTATCAGCAGCTCCAGTCGCCGCCGTTCACGCCGGCGACGATGACTGCGATGAAGTTCGCGGGCACACTCGGTCCCGAGGATCGCGTCATCGCGGCCACGTCCACCACGCTGACCGTCGCGGCAGTCACGCAGGCCAGCATGGTCGGCTATGACGTGGTCATCGTGTCGGGCACGGGCGCGGGGCAGCGGCGCACGATCACGGCGGCAGCGGACCCCGTCATCGCGGACAGCGGCATCGCGACGGCAGTGGCGAACGCGCTCGGTGGCATCACGCTGACCGACTCGACGAAGGCGTGGGGTGGCAATGCGTGGGCGGGGTATACGCTGCGCGTCGCGAACACGCCTGCGGGCAGCGCGGGCCAGATTCGCCGCATCCTGAGCAACACGGGCACCGTGCTGACCATCGGCGATTCGACGCAGATGAGCAAGCCGTTCCACAACCCGGCGATCTTCGCGCCGGCCATCTCCGCGACGGCGGGCTCGCAGACGACCTACGCCATCGAGTCGCAGGTGCTCACGGTCGATAGCGCGTGGGCCACGACGCCCGATACGACGTCGGTCTATCGCATTCAGTCGGGCATGGTGCTGCTCGGCAGCGGCGGCGGCACGACGGCCACACCGGCCGCGCCGTTCTACTCGATGCAGGCGTATGACGTCCTCACGGATTCGTGGTATGTCCTGCCCGCGTATACGAACAACTACGTGGCGGCGCTCACGGACCTCTCAATCGAGCGCACGACCGAAACCTCGTCGATCTGGGAGCGTGGCGTTGCGACGGGCGGGAGCACGACGACGCTCGTGGATGCTGCACACGGCGTGGACTTCGCCGCGTGGCGCACGAATCAGTGGGCGGGCTACTGGGTGTTCGTCTTCTCAGGCACGGCGGCGGGCCAGATGCGCCAGATCGCCAGCAATACGGGCACCACGTTGACCTGGAGCAGCGCGGGCACCGCGCCAGACACGACGAGCCGCTACCTGATCCTCGGCTTCGACGCAGGCGTGGCGACGTCGGGCGCATCCACCACGATCACGGACTCCACGAAGGCGTGGGCCACGAACCGCTGGACCAATTACGTCGTGCGCATCCTGCACGGCACCGGCATCGGGCAGACGCGCATCATCGCCAGCAACACGGCGACGGTGCTGACCGTGCAGCAGGCATGGACGACGACACCCGATAGCACGTCGGTGTTCGCGATTCAGGCCAACCCGGACATGCTCTATCTCGTCTCTGGCGGCAACGCGGCGATCCTCATGCACAACATGGATTCGCAGGTGGCCACGTTCGGGCGGCAGATCGACTACGGCATCGCGCGCAACGCCGCGGCGACGGTCGGCGGGCATCAGCCGGTGGCGATTGCGTCACTGTCGAACGTCACGACCACGGCGACCGTCACGACCGCACACGCGCATCAGTTCCGCGCGGGTGATCTTGTCACGGTGCGCGGCGCGACCGACGCCAACTACAACGTGACGGCGGTTGCGATTGCGACGGTGGCCTCGGCCACCACGTTCACCTTCACGATGGCGGGCACGCCCGCCTCGAACACGCTGACGGGTTCGCAGTCGACGACGACGCTCACCGACCTGACGAAAAACTGGACGACGAACGAGCACGCGGGACGGCTCGCCTACATGAACACGGCGGCCATCACCGCGGCCTCGGGCTCGGCCGCAGGGCAGGTGGTCCGCATCACGAGCAACACGGCCACCACGCTGACCTTCGCCGCGACCGTCACCGCCCCGACGAACGGCGTGAGCCGCTACAGCATCGCGCGCGGTGACGCGATCGGCACGCTCGATTTCGGTGTCGCGACAGGCACGCAGAGCACGACGACGATTCAGGACACGTCGAAGAGTTGGACCGTGAACATCTACGCCGGGCGGCGTGTGCGCGTGCTTACGTCGGGTGGTCCCATCGAGGTGATCATCGCGTCGAACACGAGCAACACGCTGACCGTCGCCACGATCACCCTGCCAGTGACGGCCGTCACCCAATACGCGATCCTCGAGGGCAATGCGAAGGGCACCGGCACCAATGCGAATTGGGCCTTCGGCACGTCGAGCGAGGCGCTGCGTGGTCGCTACATGTTCATCCTGCGCGGCGGCGGCGCGTATGGCTTTGAGCGCGTGGACCTCGCGACTGATCGCATCAGAGTGATCAACACCGCGCCGCTCACGGAGACTTTCACCACCGGCTCCATGACGGCCTACGACGGCGGCGACCGCATTTACATCCACAAGGACGCCACGCAGCGCGTCTACAGCTTGGATGTCGTCACCGGCAAGGTGAACGGCGCGAGCATGTATCCCTACGCCGCGCCGACCGCGGTGATCGGCAACCGCATGGAGATTTTCACGACGAAGGACGGGCTGAAGTATCTCTGGCTGAACCGCGCCTCGTTCGCCGAGTGCTTCCGCTGCCTGCTCTACTGGTAGGAGATCGTCACATGACGCTTGATGACATTCTGACGATCCTCGGCCACCGCGTCACGGCGCTCAGGAATGAGCGCGTGCTCGCGGTCTCGGCGGGCCAGCTCCAGCAGGTCGTGCAGGTCGATGCCGACCTCGCGGAGACCGAAAGCACGATGCAATCAATCCAGGCGCTGCTCGCCGGCCAGTAGTCCGTCATGCTGCTCACGCTACTGTCGCCCGGCGAGGCGCAGGTCGGGCGCCTCACTGGCGCACGCCTCTGGCGCCTCGTCGGCGACGGTGACGATGACCAGTGGCGGATACCGCTACCAGGCGCGGCCTCGTCCGCCGCCTACACGCTCGCGTGTGATGCGGCAACACTCGCGCTGACCGCGCAGGATGTCGACACGAGAGTCGGGCGGGCGCTCGGGCTCGAGGCGTCGTCCGTCGCGCTGACGGCGCAGGATGTGGGCACAGCCGCGGCACGGCGGCTCGGGCTCGACCCCGCGACCTATACGGTCACGGCACAGGATGTCGGCACGCGTGCGGCGCGAGTGCTGGCGCTGGATGCGGCGACCTATGCGGTCACGGCGCAAGATGTCGGGCTGGTCAAGTCTGGCAACTACGCCCTGACGCTTGATCCGGCGACCTACACGGTCACGGCGCAGGACGTCGGCACGGTCGCGGCGCGGCGGCTCGCGCTCGACGCCGCGAGCTACACGGTCACGGCGCAGGACGTCGGCACGGTCGCAACCAGGGCGCTGGGGCTCGACGCCGCCGCCGTCACGGTCGCCGCGCAGGACGTGACGCTTGCGCGAGCGACACGCCTCGCGCTCGACGCGGCCTCCGTGACCACGACCGGCGCGGCGCTGCTGTTCGCACGCGGGCGGGCGCTCACGCTCGACGCCGCGACGATCAGTGTGACCGGCGCCGATGTGAGTTTCCCGCGCACGGGGCAAGTGGTGGGCGTCGTGACGGTGCGAGGCCGCGTCTCGGCGCCCGTGGCGCTCACCGGATCGTCGCGTGAGAGTGTGACACTGACGGGATCGTCGGTGTCCGTGTGTGCAGTGACTGGATCGATTCAGTAGGAGATCACGATGGCTTCAGCAATCAAGTTTGAGACGTTTTCCGAGCACCTGGCCGAGAAAGTCCACAACCTCGACACCGACACAATCAAGATCGCCCTGAGCAACACGGCGCCGAACGCGGCCACGAATACCGTGTTCGCCAACATCACGGAGATCAGCGCCGGCAATGGCTACACCGCCGGCGGCGCGGACACGCAGAACGCGACGAGCCGCACGGGCGGCACGACCACCGTGACGGCCGTGGATGTCGTGTTCACCGCGAGCGGCAGCGTCGGCCCCTTCCGCTACGTCGTCGCCTACAACGACACGCCGACGAGCCCGGCCGATCCGCTCATCGAATACTGGGACTACGGCTCGTCGATCACCCTCGCGAGCGGCGAGACGTTCACGGCCGACTTCGGCGCGTCGGGCCTGATGACGATCGCCTGATGGCCACCATCACGGCGGGCGAGGTGCGCGAGTGCTGTCGCACGGGCGGCGGCCTGCGTATCATGGAGCAGACGGAGCGCCTGATCGTCCAGCGGTGCGAGACGCCCGCGGTCGATGGGCTACTCGACCTCGAGGGCGTGCGCGTGTGCGGACGCCGACACATCCGGGCCAAGCTGGTCGGGCTCGGCGCGCGCGCAGCCGGCGCACGGCTGGGAGACTAGCATGGCCATCCGCGACGACATCACCGCAGACGACGACCTCTATACGGGCGAGGATAAGTCCCTCGTGTTCACGGTCTACCAGAGCGACGGGACGACGCCGCAGAACATCACCGGCTGGGCGTTGAGCTACAGGTGTAAGCGCAAAGCGTCGGACCCCGACACGGCGGCGGTGTTGACCAAGACGACCGCATCAGGGATCGCTCTGACGACACCCGCGACCGGCATCTGCACCGTGACCATCGACGACACGGACACGGACAACCTGGCCCCGCAGACTTACGTCCACGAGCTGAAGCGCACGGACGCCGGCAGCGAGACCGTGCTAACCACGGGCACGGTCCTGCTCCAGCGGGCGATACATCGAGCGTAAATGGAAACCCTTGCTCTCGCACTCATCGCTGCGGGTGTGGTGTTCGCGGTGGCGTTGCTGTGGGCGTTCTGGCACGCGATGAGGGACGAATAGCCTATGACCCACGCCCCCATGCGGCCCTGTAGCGGGCAGGGTGGCAGGTGCCCCGCCCTTGTGCGTGGGGGCGGGAAGTGCCCCGCCTGCACTACGCAGGCAGAGCGGTTGAGAGGTAATTTCCGGCAACGTCTCGGAGGGCTCTACGACGCCTCATGGGACCGAGCCTCGTCAGCGTTTCGGCGCGAATACCCCATCTGTGGAATGCGCCCCGGAGGGAAGCCGCCCGTGATGAGCCGTTGTCATGAGCAGGGCATCGTAACCCCCGCCTACCAGACTGACCATGTGGTGCCGACACATGAGCGGCCCGATCTGTTCTGGGATAGCGAGGGCAACTGGCAATCGCTCTGCCGTAACTGTGGGGCGGCGAAATCGAGGGCTGGATTGTAATGGGTGGCGTTGGTTCTGGTGGTGCTCGTCGCCGAAGTGGCCCGAAACCTAAGGATGGCCCAAGGGACGCGCGTGGCAGGCTGATACGGCCTACGAAGACCAGCGCGTGCGCTTGCGGCGGGACGATGCATCAAAAGGCGTCCATGTGCCTCGCTTGCTACCGCGTAAAGAAGGCAGCGGACAAGGCTGCTGCTTTGACGTGTGCGTGTGGCGCTCCAAAAACTTATACAGCGTCTCGCTGCGTGTCATGCGAAAGGTTATCCCGGCAATATGTTCAGTCATGCGCGCATTGTGGCGGCCCGTTCCAGCGAGCCAGGCAGGTCTATTGCTCAAAGAAATGCGCTGGTGCTGCTGAACGCGCCCGCACCGCTGAACGGATCAAGGCAGAGCGTGCCGCTAGAGAGGCCCGCCCATGCGCCTACTGTAAAGACCCTATGGGCGAGGCGAAGGGGACGAGGCATCAGAAATGCCGTCAAGCCCATGACCTTGTGATAAAACGTGAATACCACCGGCTCCATGCCGAGCGATACCGGATAAAGCACGGGTATGGCGCACCACGACAGTGCCGTGTGTGCGGTGCCACGTTCACTCCACCTGTAAGGCAGGGGCAGCATGCCCTCTGTTCTGCGGCATGTGTCGCAACATCGGCCTCAAGAATCAGGCGGGCAAACCAGGCCATGCGTAGGAAGGCTGCGCGTTATGGGGAACGTTTCGACCCCTTCGACGTGTTCGAGCGTGATGGTTGGCGCTGCGCCATCTGCGGTATCGATACACCAAGGGCGCTACGTGGCAGCATCGCGCCAGCAGCGCCAGAACTCGACCACATCGTGCCGCTTGCCTGTGGTGGTGAGCACACACGAGCGAACACACAATGCGCCTGTAGGGCATGTAACGGGGCGAAGGGGGCGCGTGAGCAGTGGCCGGGGGGAGGAGGGGGCGTCAAGAGTCTGACGCCTACGGCATCCAGTGCCGCGACGCAGTCACTTTCTTCTCCGCACGGGTCTCCAACTTTTTGGATTCTCCAACCGTTTGGATTATGAGGTTCTCCGATGGCAGGTAGAGGCCCCGCACCGAAGCCCGCGCACCTTCGCCAGCGCACGAACAGCCGCCCGGTCACGGCCATCACGGCCCCCGAAGGCGACGTGGACATCCCGGCCATTCCGAATCCGGACGGGCGGGAGTGGCACCCGCTGACGCTGGCGGCGTGGGAACACGCCTGGCAGAGCCCGATGTCGAGCCAGTGGCTGGACACGGACGTGGATGCCCTCGGCCGTCTGGCGATCCTGTGGGATGCGCTCTACAACGGCCAGATGATGGCGATGGCGGAGATTCGGTTGCAGGAACAGCGGTTCGGGCTGTCGCCGCTGGACCGCTCGCGGTTGCAGTGGGAGGTGGCGCGGGGCGAAGAGGCCGACCGGCGCAAGCCCAAGCCCGCCCCCAAGCGCGCCGTGGGGATTGACCCGCGTGGCGTGGTGATGCCCGCCTATGATTCTGACCGTTCCCATTGACGCGGTGCTCTTCCCGACGCTCGGGCCGCAGGTCTGCGCGTTCATCGAGGAACGGCTGGTCTTCGGGCCGGGAGACTTGCGCGGCCAGCCGGCCGTGCTGGACGACGAGAAGCGCGGGCTGATCTACCGGATGTATGAGCTCTTCCCGCAGGGCCACGCCCAGGCGGGGCGGCGGCGGTTCCGGCGCGCTGGTATCTCGCTGCCGAAGGGGCTGGCTAAGACGGAGATGGCGGCGTGGATTGCCGCGTGCGAGCTGCACCCGGAGGCCCCGGTGCGGTGTGTCGGCTGGGATAAGGACGGGGAGCCGGTCGGCGGGTCGGTGAACGATCCGTATATCCCGATGGTGGCCTACACGGAAGAACAGTCGGACGAACTGGCGTATGGCGCGCTCCGCGTGATTCTGTCGGAGGGGCCGATGCGGGATGACTTCGACATCGGCCTCGAGCGCATCATGCGGCGGAACGGAGACGGCAAGGCGGTGTCGCTGTCGTCGTCGCCGAATTCCCGAGACGGTGCGCGCACGACGTTTGCGGTCATGGACGAGACGCACTGGTGGACGCTGCCACGGTTGAAACAGGCCCATCAGACCATGCTGAACAACCTCGCCAAGCGCAAGATCGCGGACCCGTGGGTCTTGGAGATCACGACCGCGCCAGAGCCTGGCACGGGCTCCGTGGCCGAGGGCACGATGGACTACGCCACGGCGGTCATCGAGGGCAAGGTGAAGGACGCCAGCCTGTTCTTCTTCCACCGGCAGGCGGGGGATGAGCACGACCTGACCACGATTGAGGGCGCGAGGGCGGCGGTCATCGAGGCGTCTGGCCCTGCGGCAGCGTGGCGGGACATCGAGGGGATTGTGTCGCTATGGAACGACCCCACGACAGACCGGGCGTTCTGGGAGCGCGTGTGGTGTAACCGGCTCGTCAAGGGCGCCACGCAGGCGTTCGACGTGGAGCAGTGGAAGACGCTGCGCCGCGACGTCTCGCCCGTCACGCTGGGCGACCTCATCGTGTTGGGGTTTGACGGCGCGATGTTCCATGACGCTACGGCGCTCGTGGGCACGCATGTGGAGACCGGCTATCAGTGGGTCATCGGCGTCTGGGAATGCCCGCCTGAGATTGAGAACTGGCAGGCGCCCACGGCCGAGATTGACGCGCTCGTGCGCGACACGTTCGAGCGCTACACCGTCTGGCGGATGCTGTGCGACCCGCCCTACTGGCAGTCGTGGGTGGCGAAGTGGGCCGGGGAGTTCGGAGAAGACCGCGTGATCGAGTGGTGGACCAACCGGCGCCGGCAGATGGCGACGGCGCTGCTCGATTACCGCACGTCGATTGCGGAGGGGACTATCTCTCATGATGGCGACGTCCGATTGCAGCGACACCTCGCCAACGCCCGCCGCGAGGACTTGAAGGGGTGGGTAGACGAACAGGGCAAGCCGCTGTCGCTCATCCGGAAGGACCGGCCGGACTCGCCCCGGAAGATTGACGCGGCGATGTCGGCGGTGCTGAGTTGGAAGGCCCGCACCGATGCGATTGCGTCTGGCGCGGTCACGGGCGAGTCCGTCTACGAATCTCGTGGCCTTGCCACGCTGGGGCAGCGATGACCATCCGCGAACAACTGCGCGCCGCGTATCTCGATTCCGGGCTCACGGCGATCGACATCTGCACCGAGGCGGGCGTCTCGCGGGCGACGTTCTTCAACGCGCTGTCCGGACGGCCAGTGTTGACAAGCAACCTGTTTGCCCTGTGCGCTGTGCTGCGCGTGTCATCGCTATCCGTGCCGACGCGAGAGTCTAACCAGATAGACACATAGTCGCCCGCGTGCGCGTCATGATACTGGCGCGTGCCTAGACCCCGCGTCTCTGCCTCGACGGCGGCCTCGTATGTGGGATTCGCGCTGATGGCGGCTGGCGTGTGGGTCATCTTCGGCGTGGGCTGGGCCTGCCTCGGATCGGGCGCGCTGCTATTCGTGGCTGGCAACCTCGCGGAGACCAAGCAGCGGTGAGCCTGTTTCGGGGACTGTTCGAGCGACGCGCCGTCAGTTCCGAGGAACTGATGCGCTACCTCACGCGTGGCGTGCAGTCCGTCTCAGGCCAGTCTGTGTCGGAGTCGTCCGCGATGCGCGTGGCGGCGGTCTACGCCTGCGTCACGCTGATTGCGGGCACGCTCGCCACCCTGCCGATGCACGTCTACGAACGTGTCGGAGAACGCGACCGGAGGCGTCGGGACAATCATCCCGTGGCCATCCTGTTCCGCAAGCCCAACCGCTGGCAGACCCGCGTGGACTTCTGTCAGCAGATGCAGGCGTCGGTGCTCCTGCGGGGCAACGGCTACGCGATGATCCAGTGGGACGGCACGATTCCCCGCGAGATGTGGCCGCTGCACCCGGACGCGGTGGAAGTCGAGCGCGGGCGTGACCTGACGCTGCGCTATCACGTCCGCATGGACCCGACCTCGCCCACAAAGATCGTGCAGCCGGAGGACATGTTCCACGTCCGGGGCCTGTCGTCCAACGGTTTCTCGGGGCGTTCCGTGCTCTCTGACGCGGCCGATGTCATCGGCATCGCACAGGCCACGCAGGAACACGCCGGGACGTTCTGGGCGGATGGTGGCGGGCCGGATGTGGTGCTCAAGCACCCCAAGACGCTGACCTCCAAGGCGATGACATCGCTCGAAGAACACTGGGAAGCGACCTACGGCGGCGGCAAGGGGCAGCGCCGGGTGGCCGTGCTCGAAGAGGGCATGGACGTGTCGGCCATCAGCCTGAGCAAGCAGGACGCGCAGTTCTTGGAAACGCGCAAGTTTCAGCGCGGCGAGATTGCCGGCATCTTCCAGGTGCCGCCGCACATGATTGGCGATACCGAGAAGTCCACGTCGTGGGGCACCGGCATCGAGCAGCAGCAAATCGGCTTCGTCCAATACACGATGCGCCGCTGGCTCGTGACCTGGGAGCAAGCGATCTGGCAGCAGTTCATCGAGGCCGAGCAGGCGTTCTACCCCGAGTTTAACGTCGATGGTCTGCTGCGTGGCGACCTGAAGACGCGCATGGACTCCTACGCGCTCGGCATTACGAACGGCGTGTATTCGGTGAACGACGTGCGCCGCAAGGAAAACGAATCACCCGTTCAGGGCGGCGACACCTACTGGCGGCAACTTAATCTCGCGCCGCTGACGCAGACCGAGGCCCCGCAGCCTCCGGCCGCGCCAGTGGTGGACGACAGCGACGACGACGAGGACGCGGTAGACGACACCACGGGGGCGGAGGGCATGGCATGAGCGAACGCACCCGGCTAGCGGTAGCCCTTGAAGTCCGCAACATCGACGACGACGCCCGCACGTTCGAGGGTTACGGCTCGGTGTTTGGCACGCTGGACAGCTACGCGGACACGGTGAAGCGTGGCGCGTTCAAGCGGTCCCTGAGGGAATGGAAGGGCAAGGGCCGGATGCCGGCCATGCTCTGGCAGCACAACCCCGACGAACCCGTGGGCGTGTGGACGGAGATGGCGGAAGACGAGACAGGCCTCGTGGTCAAGGGCAAGCTCTTGAGCACGGGCCGGGGACCGCAGGCATACGAGGCGCTGAAAGAGGGCGCGCTCTCTGGGCTGTCGATTGGCTTCGTGACGCGCAAGTCGCAGATTGACGACGAGTCGGGCGTGCGGACGCTGACCGACGTTGATCTGTGGGAGGTCTCGCTGGTGACGTTCCCGGCGAATGACCCGGCGCGTGTGACGTCGGTTCGGGCGGATGGGGACTTTCCGTCCGAACGTGAGTTCGAGCAGTGGTGCCGGCGGGATGCCGGTTTGTCGCGTGACGAGGCCAAGCGCGTGACGGCCATTTGCTTTAGGCGGCTTCTGCGGGACGCAGAGGCCACAGAATCAGACCCTTCAGACATTGCGGGACGCCATGTCGAGGGCAATCGTGAGGTGCTGGACGCGCTACGCGCCACCCTCGGGAGTGCCACACATGGACCCGGAAACGAAGAAGCTGGTCGATGAGATCGGCCGTGGATACACGGAGCTTCAGCAGACGCTGACGCAGAAGGCGGAGCAGGCGGCGGCGGGTGTCGTCGATCCGCTCGTCGAGATCAAGCTCAAGGCGTTGAGCGCCGACCTGGCCACCAAGGAAGCCAAGCGTGATGCGGCGGTTGCGGAACTCAAGTCCCGCGTCGATGCGCTCGCGTTCACTGGCCCCGCTACCAAGGACGACGGCCTGACGGTCGAGCAGCGCGAATACCGCGCCAAGCTGAACGCCTACATCCGTCGCGGCAACGAGGACGGTCTCCGCGCCCTCGAGCAGCGCGCCCTCTCGGTCGGCCACGACCCGGATGGCGGCTACACGGTGGAAGCCGACAAGAACGGCCGCATCGTCTCGCGCATCTACGAGACGAGCCCGATGCGCCAGGAAGCGTCGCAGATCACCATCTCGACCGATGCCCTCGAAGGGCTGATCGACAACGGCGAAGCCGCCGCGTCGTGGGTCGGTGAGACCGCCACCCGTGGCGAGACCAACACGCCGCAGCTCGGCCAGTGGCGCATCGTCGTCCACGAGCTGTTTGCGAAGCCGCGCGCGACGCAGAAGCTCCTCGACGACTCCAGCGTGGACATCGAGGCGTGGCTGCTCGGCAAGATTGCCGACCAGTTCAGCCGCTCGGAGAACACCGCGTTCGTCACGGGCATCGGCGTCGCCCGTCCGCGTGGGTTCGCCAGCTACTCCACCGCCGCGACGGCTGACGCCTCGCGCACCTGGGGCGTGTTCGAGCACGTCGCCTCGGGCAGCTCGGGCAGCTTCGGCACCGACCCGAACGGCGTGGAAAAGCTCATCACGCTCCAGCACAAGCTCAACCCCGCCTACAACGGCAACGCGAAGTGGTTCATGAACCGCGCCACGCTGGCGGAAGTGCGGACCCTGACCGACGCGTCGAGCGCCGGCAAGTTCGTGTTCGTGCCGGACTTCTCGGGCGCCACGCCGGGCAGCATCCTCGGCCGTCCCATCGTCCTCTTCGAGGACATGGCGACCTACACCACCGCCAGCTCGCTCGCGGTCGCCTATGGCGACATGCGCGAGACCTACCAGATCGTCGACCGCGTTGGTATCCGCACGCTGCGCGATCCCTACTCGGCCAAGCCCTACGTGGAGTTCTACAGCACGAAGCGCGTGGGCGGCGACGTGGTGAACTTCAACGCGCTGAAGTTCATGCAGTTCGCCTAAGAGGAGACCAGACACCATGCGTGACATGACGAAGAACGTGCAGGCCAAGCGGGTGCTCTCGCCCGTGTCCGTGGCCGACAACACCGCTCAGGTGGGGCAGGTGATTGACCATCAGGGCTACAACGGGGCGCTCTACACCATCCTGATCGGCTCCGTGGCCGACGCGGACGCCACCTTCACCGTCCTGCTCGAAGAGTCGGACGCCAGCGGCAGCGGCTACGCAGCGGTGGCTGATGCGGACATGAACTCGCAGGGCGCCAACGCGGCGGAAACCGATGCGGCGTTCCAGTTCGACGACGACAACGAAGTGCGGAAGATCGGCTACATCGGCCAGAAGCGCTACACGCGTCTGACCATCACGCCGGCCTCCAACGCATCGGCGGCGGTGCTCGCGGCGGTCTGCCATCTCGGCTACCCGTCGATCAAGGCCGTCACGCAGGCGGCTAGCTAGTCCGATGACCGTTTCGATCCTCCGCCCGCTCGAATACTCGGATGCGGGCCGCGTTCGGATGCTCTACGCCGGGGAGGCACATGACCTCCCCGACGTGGTGGCGTGCGGACTGATTCACGATGGCGCGGCGGTGCTCCTGATGGAGCCCGCTGCGCGTGCTGTGGCGGCGGTCGTGCCGCCTGAGTCTGGGAGACGCCGGAGGCGTGCATGAGGGGCCTGACGCGGGACACGCTGCGCGCTCTGCACTACACGCTCAAGACGCCCCCGGCGATTGAGCCGGTCGATCTGGCGCTGGCGAAAGTGCAGTGCCGCATCGAGCCGGACGTGGTGGATGAGGACGGCGTGCTGTCGGCTTACATCGCGGCGGCGCGGGCGTGGGTCGAAACCTACACCGGGCGCGGCCTGATGACGCAGACGTGGCAAGTCAGCCTCTATGACTTCCCGTCGCGGGTGTGGTTGCCGTATGCGGCCCCGTTGGCGTCGGTGGTGGCGGTGCGCTACTACGACACGGCGAACACGCTGCAAACGCTGTCATCGTCGGTCTACACCACGGCGGCATTCTCCGAGCCCGCGTGCCTGACGCTCGTGGACGGGCAGACGTGGCCCTCGGTCTACGTGCGCGATGACGCGGTGCAGATCGAATACACGGTCGGCGTGTCGGACGTGGCGAACGTGCCGCCCGCGCTCGTGCAGGCGGTGCAGATGCTCGTCGGGCACTGGTATGTGAACCGCGAAGACGTCGTCACTGGCACCATTTCGACACAGATCCCGATGGCGGCTGAGGCGCTGTGCGCGCATCACCGGCTCCGCGTGCGAGAGCCGCAATGGTAAGGGCGGGCGTCCTGCGTGAGCGACTGACCATCCAGTCGGCCACGGGTGTCTCTGACGGACAGGGCGGCACCACGACCGTCACGCCCACAACCGTGGCGACCGTGCGCGGAGAACTCATCGTGCGAGGCGCGACGGAGTTGCTGCAGGCCGAGTCGGTCGGCTCACAGGCGCGGTATCAATTCCGCGTTCGCGTCCGTGCGGGCATCAACGCGGGCCAGACGGTGGTCTGGTCGCCGCAGTGGCCCGCGCACATGCCCGCCGTGACGTTGCAGATTCTCGGCGTGCAGCCGGAACCGGATCGCCAAGGGATGCTGCTGACGTGCGGGGTGGTCCAGTAATGGCTTACCTTTCGCTTTCTCCACTCTCCACCGCGCTCTATGCGCTGCTTAACGTGGCGGGCCTGAATGCGCTGGTGAGTTCGCGCATCTATGACGACATCCCGCGCAACCCGACGTATCCGCTTGTGTGGTTCGAGGTGCAGGAGCCGCGTGACCTGCGTGGGTTCGGCACGGGCGGGATGCCGGAAGTGAATATCCGCGTCCATGCGCTGACGCAATACCAGGGCGAGAAGCAGGGACAGGACATCCTCGCCAAAGTCATCGAGCTACTGAAAGACAAGACGCTCACGGTGACGGGGTATCAGCAGGCCGGTCAGGTGTTCTACGACGAGACCGTGGTGCTGAAGGACCAAGAGATCGAAGGCGTGAAGGTGCAGGAGAACGTGGCGATCTTCCGCACGTATCTGAACGAGGCGTGATGGAGACCGCTGTGATTCTCACCGATGCCGTCAAGACGCTGCCCACGGATGGGCGCTGCCCGAAGTGCCGGGCCGATGAGTCCCGCCGCGTGGCGCTGGGGCTGGCGGGCCTGCGTGAAGCGTGCGGCCAGTGTGGATATGAGTTCCCGGAGGAAGCCCGTGGCTAAACGTTCGATGGTGCGTCCCGGTGCGGAGAAGTTCGTCGCGGTGACGCGTGGCTTTGCGTATCCGTGCGGCGCGGACCTCGCCGCGGTGCGCGAGGCGGGCGGGTTCTCCAGTCTGCCCGAAGACATGCGCGCCAAGATTCGGTTCAAGACCGTGCGTCCCGGCGAGGACTGCAGCGACATGCCCGCCGAATCACTCGCGCACTACCTCGAGCGCGGCGACGTCGCCCGCGTGGAAGCGGCAGAGGAGTAACGCATGGCGTTGTATGGCGGTCAGGACGTCGGGTTCTTGCTGGTGAGTGGGCGGTCGATGCTGCCCTCCAAGCCGCAGGGGCTCATGGAGTCCGTTGAGGCGATGCAGGAGGACACCTCCGGCCTCGGGGACGTGTGGGGCGAAGTCACGCCCACGGGCATGAAGCGCGCCGAGCTCTCGCAGGATGGCGCGTTCTACAACGAGGGCACGAACTCCTCGCACGAGACGCTGCGCGACGCGCAGACCACGAGCCGTGTCGTGTGCCTCGGTGTGGAAGGCAACACCATCGGCAAGCGGTTCGTCGGTTACGCCGGGGCCTACGCGCACAAATACGACGTGCTGGCGAAGGTCGGCGGGCTGACGAAAGCCAACGTGGAATACACCATCAACGGCGCGAGGGATGAGGGCATCATCCTGCAGTCGCTGGCGGCACAGACGGCCGACTGGAACACGGAAGGCGCGAGCAACACCGACTACACGCTCGACCCCGCGCAGCGCGTGATTCCGATCACGTCCAACAGTATCGCCAATCCCACGGTGGTCACGACGCCCATCCCGCACGGGCTGACCACGGGCGACATCATTCTCGTGTCCGGCGTGGCGTCGTCGAGCCCGACCATCAACGGGTCGCGGACGGTCACGGTCATTACGGCCACGACGTTCTCGGTGCCGGTCAACGTCACGGTCGCCGGCACGGGCGGCTCGTTCGTGAGGGCGAACTCCACGGGCGGCGGCATTGCGTTCCAGCAGGTGACGGCCTACTCGGGGTTCACCGGCTACGTCGGCAAGGTGCGCGACTCGGCAGACGACATCACCTATGCCGACCTGGCGACGTTCGCCAACGTGACCAGCGCGCCCTCGGCGGAAGCGGTCACGGTCGCCGGCACGGTGGATCGGTATCTCGCCGCGGACGGCAACGTCACCGGCTCTGGCTCAATCACGGTCTTTATCGGTTTCGCGAGGAGATAGCTATGGCGCTGTTCGGTTCCACCTCAGTCACGATCACCTACGACGACGCCCCCGGCGGCACTGGCCGTGCGCTCACGAACTTCGTGACCGAGATGGGCGGCATTTCCATCGAGGCGTTGCAGGCCGATACGTCGGCTTTCTCGGACGTCTGGGGCGAGTCCACGCCCACGGGCTTCAAGACCGTGGATGAAGTCTCGATCAAAGGCTTCTACGATGACACGTCCACGACTGGCCCGCACGTCGTATTCCGCGAGGTGGACGACGCCCCGAGCGATGCGACACGCACGCTCGTGGTGGTGTTCGGCGGCACGAACGGCACCTTCACCATTGAGACGCGGCTCAAGAAGTATTCGGTGATGCCCAAGGTGAAGGGCCTGACGGAATACGAGGCCATCGTGGTCCCGACCGGCTCGGGTGCGTGGTCGTAACCGATGTTTGCATCGAAGACGACACGCACGGTCCCGCTGCCGAGTGACCCGTCGATCACGGTCACGATCGGTAAGCTCTCGTGGTTACAGCGGCAGGATGCCCGCAGCGTCTCTCAGCGTGCCTCGATGAAGGCGCTCGCGGAGATGGGCGGGCCGTCCGCGCTCAAGGCGTTCCAGGCAGACGCGCCCGCGAACGCGGAACCCGTTGCGCCTGACCCGTTCCTTCTACACGACACGCTCACCGTGCTCGTGTGCGGCGTGAAGTCGTGGAGCGCGCCTGAGCCGGTCAACAAGGACACGCTGGCCGACCTTGGCGAAGACGACGCGGAGGGACTGGCGCGGGCGATTCTCGATCTGTCTTTGCCGTCGCCCACGCTGGACGCTGACCGAAAAAACGCCGAGTAGCCCTGCACCGTTACCTCGCGGGTGCAGGGGATGAGCCGATCCTCGATCAGTGGCTCATTTCGTTGACATGCGAGGCGTTCGGGTGCCGCCCCTCTGAGGCGGAGACCGAACTTGACGAGAACGCCGAGATGGTGTTCGACATTCTCGATTTGCGGAACTACCGGGATGCTTACTACCGGAACAAGCAGATCGAAGCGTTGCCCGACCTGAAGGCGCGCAACAAGGCGCGGGCGGGGGATGAGGCCGTGGCGGAAGTCGTCCGCACGGAGTTCAAGCTACGGCAGCAGGAGATCGAGCGTGACGGTCACGACTGAGATCGAGCACGACAGCATCACCAGCGCGTTCGCTCGTCTGGGCGATGCGGCCAACGCCGTGTTGTCCGACCTCGCCCGCGAAACGGCGCACACGCTCCAGCGCGAGATGCAGGGGCGTCTCCGGCGTCAGACGTCCGGCACTGGGCAGACGGCCAACGCCATCAGCGTCGAGAAGTCGGACGACGGGTTCTATCGTGTGACGTCGGGGAACATGGGATCGCGTGCGGCGAACCTGCCGATCTGGCTGGAGTTCGGGACGAAGCACATGACGGCGCGGCCCTACTTCTACGGCGCGATTGCGCTCGAACAGGGCACCTACCTGCGGCGCGTGGAAGACACCTTGCAGCAGGCCATCGACGGATTGGGGGACTAGATGGCGCAGCCCTCAATGACCGTCCGCATCGCCGCGAATATCGCGGAGTTGCGGAAGAACATGTCCGAAGGCCGCGACCAGATCGAAGCGACCCGCGCCGGGTTTCAGAAGCTCGCCACGTCGTTCCAGGGCGACAAGATCATTCAGGCCGCGCACAACGCGGCGGCGGCGGTCACGCAGATTGGCGGCGCGTCGCGGCTGACCGAGGCCGAACAGGCCCGCGTGAACCGCACCGTCGAGGCCGCGCTGGCGAAGTATGCCGCGCTCGGGCGTGAGGCTCCGCAGGCGCTGAAAGACTTGGCCGAGCAGACCGCCAAGGCCGAGCAGAAAACGTCGTTCCTCTCGACGGCGGCTGGCAAGCTCGTGGCCGCGTTCTCGGCGGCGGCGATTGCCAACGTCGCCAACAAAGTGCTCGACCTCACCGGCAAGCTGACCGACCTGAGCGGCAAGACAGGTATCAGCACGACCGGCCTGCAAGTCCTCAGCTACACGCTCGGCCAGTCCGGCGTGTCGATGGAGCAGGCGGCGAGCGCGGCGGTCAAGATGTCGCGGGGCCTCGTGGATGGCGACAAGGGCGCGGCCGATGCCGTGGCAAAGCTCGGCCTGAACGTGGACGCGCTGATTGCCTCCGGGCCGGAGCAGGCGTTTCTCTCGATCGGCTCGGCCATTGCGGGCGTCCCAGACCCGATGCAGCGTGCGGCGCTGGCGGTGGATATCTTCGGCAAGGCGGGCGCGGACCTCCTACCGGGCTTCACCACGAACATGGCAGCGCTGGGTAACGAGGCGCAGCGCAGCGGGGCCATCATCTCGGCGGAC